ATTACATAATCATGCGACGCTCCGTTTCCATCCAGCAGTGTATCTGGGATAGGTACCTCAGTAACCCCCTCTTGCGTCACACCAATTCTGGTGACTGTTTCGCCGATCCGCTCTGTTGTCGAAAACTGAACCTCGACCGCCGCCGGGAGCTTCACGCCCTGGATCCGCAGTGTCTGTCCATAATCCCACTGCCACAGGTCGCTGACTGCTTGGCAGTAATGCTGCCCTGCATCTATGATTGCTGTTATCATGTATTTCTCACCTGCTTTCTGTAATTGATTGTTACGAAAATGTCAGTTTCAACGCCGCACGCACACCACACGGTGCATTATTGATTGCGTTAGTTGTGTTCGGCATAGTGGCTGCAACAGAAACCATGTTTCGGTTAATAACGCCACGGTAGGACGATGCCGCTACCAGCGTGGATGCATTCCCGCCGTAAACATAATTCCCATTCTGCCGGATCTGCAGTCCAGTTGCTGATTCTATCTTGACAGAACTGCAACCGACAATCGGTGTCGATACCGGGATACAGAACTGCACCTCCTGTCCCATGGATGTCACATAGCCTGCTGTGAAACATTCAACGCTTATGCTGTCGCCCTTGGTCAGGATATTCATGTTTCCGACCACGTACCAGTATGATCCGCTGTAGACCAGTTCCAGGACTGTGTACTGCTCGATCAGTTCTGCCGGGATGTTGCTGTTTTTGTAGTAGATCGGCTTCGCTCCGGTGGCATTGACATTCAGTGTTGGATTTGCAACTGTGTTTGCATAATTGAAACGGACTGTGATCCGAGATCCTACTGCCAGTTTGAAATTTGACAGACTCACTGTTTTTTCTGCGGTCGCTCCCGATGTATAGCACACTGCATAGTGGGATATACTTGATGATCCATCAAAATTCATACCGTCAACAGTCACTGCCGTTTTTAATTTCGTTGCTGTTCCGGCGTTTCCAGATATGTCTGTCTGACCGTTTTCAATCAGATTATCAAACTTGTTGAACATAGCTGGTGTCATTAGACCCGGTGTAGTTGCAGTAACTGTAGGGATAGACACACGACTATATCCATCTCCAACATTCAGATCTAAGAGTTGATTTTTTTCATCATAGCTAAGGGTTAGACCTCTCCATGTTCCATCAGCACACAGAAAACTTCTCCACATATTTTTATCCGGTGCTGGAACCAATCCCGCACTGCCGTTGTTCATAGAATTTGCCCCGGTGAAGTCCTTGATATCAGCCAGTTTATTTTTCTCTTCCGTAGTATAGTCATTCGTAGATAAACCCTTACCTGTTACTTTATCTACTTTTGAATCTAATGCATCCTCTTTTACTTTTTCAATTGATTCTTTAACAACTGTATCTTTAATATCTCCTACCGCCATCTCGATATCTTTTTGCAAATCCTCCTGCGTCACCATGCGTTTCACGTTTCCAGCATCAAAACATAAATAAGCCGCTCTTCCATCCTGTGTATTTGGATCACCTGAAAGAACCACTGCCCACTCTGCTGGAAGTAATTTTTCCGGATCAAATTTCCCATACTCACCTCTACGCATCTGTATAGCCATTATCTCACCCCTGACTTTCTATGATTGTTCTTACACTTTTGATATTGCCATTACAAGAGCTTTCCAAAAGTTGTGCTTTTCCAAAAGAGAAATTCGCATGTGTAACAAAAAAGTAAAACGAATTTTGTCTTCCATCTGTAACAGTTATACAATCTCCTGCAACAATACTTGGATCGCTTGAACATGAAATTGATAACTCCCTTGCAAAATACCCTGTTGAATGATATATACCACAAAGTTCAGCAAGATCCTTTATCTTATTTGCATATGTTGCATCTACGCTACAATCAATAACAACTCTTATAACACTACTATTTTCGAATACGGTATTACGATCAAACCATAAATTTCTAATCTGCTTTTTGTTATTTGAAGCATACTCTATTTGAAATCCTGTAATCCATATAATGTCAGTACTTATTTTTTTACTCAAAACATTGTATATATGAGCATCTCTTACTCCAGGATGTTGGGCACCGTTTAGAGAAGTACCAGATGAATAATCTTTAAAATCTCCTCCATCTTTATCATCTTCCACTCGATACGCATATGGACTATTCCTGAATTTTCCACCGTTAATAATGTTATTTTCATACGGTAAACTTTCAAAACTATTTATAATGGATTGTAATTTTAACGTTCCATCTTCTGAAATTCTCCAATAAGAAAAAGCTATTTTGGCACAATATCTCAGCATATCTCGAAAAGTCAAATTAACATCTTCCGGCTTTTCTTTGATTCTTACGCTATCCAGTATGTCCCAGTAAACTGATTCTTGGACTGTTTCTACTGGAACACCGCAAATTTTACACGCCTCTTTGACAATATCAGTACAATATGCTGGAAACTCCAACGTGCTTTCGGAATAACTTTTGTCAAATTTTATCATGTCATCGTAAGCTGTAATTTCAACTGTCAACTCCGTAAAATACGCTGTGTCAATCGTATAAGTGCCTTTCGTTATGATTTCCACTGTGCCATCTGGTAATTTAAGCCCTACCCCTGCTTTAATTTTTGCTTCCCTGAAATCCACATCATCAAATTTACCATCTGAATTATCCAGAGTCGCTTTGTACTCCTTGGCAGCAGCAGTTCCAATGGCAATATTATTACTATCATCTGTCACAAGATCATCAATGCTATACGCCAAAAAATCTCCCGTTTCCATTTCAATCTTGACAGAACTTTTGCTCAATGTGTAAGCATCATGTATTGAAAATTCTCGATTTTTCTTGATTGCTTCCTTATATGCATTGCTCGTGCTTATCATCAATAATCACCTCTGTATAATATCCACAGAAACTTCTTTGTAGTAAAAAATACCACCGATATCACCGCCAACTTCTTTTGCTATTGTCCCTCTGTATGACTCGATTGTTACATTTGTTCCGTAATCACGGAACGTAATAGGGAAAAATCCTGTTGCTAAATTCTTTTTGATAAGAGCTGCCTGCTGTTCTGTAAGCCAATTCCATTTGATAGACAGATTTTTCTTTTCTGCTACAACATCACCGACCATAGTACCTGTAAGAGTACGTCCCGTGTCACTGCTCCATATGATTTCATCTGCCACACTCATCGAAACTGGTGCAGGCAGTTCTACGTTTCCACATTTCAATACAAACATCAGTTGCTCCTATCTAACATCTACCGTGTTAAAACGTTTATTAATTCCGATCTGTGCTCTTGTTGACGCTCGTGCAATGTCTACGCCATCTAAATTAAAACTTACATTTGCAAGTGCCGCTACAATACGCATAGTTGCATTATTGGCAATGGATTCCATCTCTTCTTTCGTCACACCTCTCCCGCCTGCTGCCGATACCGCTGCGTTTACCATTGCCTGTAATTTGCTTTCTGGTGCCACAATCTCGCCTTCGTGCCGGTTATCACCAATTACTGCTAACCTTGGTGTATTGGCTCTTACAAATCCGCCTTGTGCAAGCAGCGGTATTCTTGGTGCATCCCAGATAGGCAGATCAAATCCAAGCGTATGTCCACCAATTCCAGGCACCCAGTCAGGCACATCGATCTGCAAATTATTGAACATATTGGCAACTGAATTAACCGCACTTTCAATACCTGCTATCAGTCCATTAGCAAAACCTATCACAATATTGATTGGTGACTTAAACAGATCTGTCATTCCATTCCATATTTCCAGAACACCTTTCCATGCTTTTTCCCAATCACCAGAAAATGCACCTGTTACAAATTGAATGATTCCTCTTAAAATACGTATGACATTGTTGATATTTTTTGAAACATCCCCGACAAAATTCAAAAATATCGTACCGATTGCTTCGATGATTGGCGATATCACCGGGAAAATTGCAGATGCTATCCAATTAATAAAAGGCTTGAACACATTACGCCACAGAACATTTATAAGATCAGCAACATCCCCCACCAGTCCAATAATATTGTTGATGGTTGGCTGTATGCTGCTCGTCCATACACTCTGAAACAAGGTTGATAACTTTGACAATACCGGTGCAAAATATTTATTATATCCATCCAGCAGGGTAGATAATATTTCACTGAACCCTTCTTTAAATCCATCGAACATCGGACTGATATGCTCATCATACACAGCTAAGATTTTTTCAAAGGTCTCTTTTACCGATGTATGCAGTGTTTCGAGAACCGTACTTATTGGTTCTAATGTATTATCAATAGCATCTTTTATTTTATCTTTATTATCTATAAAAGGTTGAAGAATACATGAAAGTATGTCATTTGTCAGTTTCAATGCAAGATCTTTAGAACCCAGAAATGCATCAGAAATCATGCCAAGCAGTTCTGCCGAACATACTTCGCCATTTTCATCTGCAAACACCGAAAATACGTCTGCAAAAGATGTAAAAAAATCTCCGACCAGATTTACCGCATCTGTTGAAGTATCCAGCATACTGACTAATCTGTCATGTATATAACCTTCACTGCCCTGTAAATATCGATCTATTGCACCTACCAGATTGGAGGCAATCGTTGTTCCGATGCTTACAAAAGATCCTGCAATTTTCCCGGCGTTTAAAGCAATCGCATCAAACAATCCCGAAGCGGATGTCTGTATTTGCGGATCTGTAAATATGCTTTTTAATGTTTCACCAATACTTTCGCATTTCTTACGGATTCCATCAATTCTTTTCCCACTGTCTCCGAATCCTATCAAGAATCCTTTCTTAAATAGGCCTGCAAGTTCTTTACCTCTTTCCAGTAAATCCTGCATCTTACGATTCAAGCCATCCACAACAGTATCTCCTTCGGCAAGCTTGCCAAAATCAACACTACCAGCCACATCCGGTACGGCACTTCCTGTAGTACTACTACTGTCGTCTTTCTTGTCCAGGCGATTGATCTTATCAAAACCCATAAGGCTTTTCAGCTTTTTGGATGCTTTTTCGGCCGCATTTCCTGCTGCCGTTGTATTGTCTTTCAGATTCTCTGCCGATTCTGCTGCATCATCCATTCCTGCTGCTGTCTGCTGCATATTATCTGTTGTGCCGGACGACTTCTGCCCGGTGATTAGCTCTGTTAACGACTTAAACGCACTTGCCAGCACGCTCAGGCGACCTACTACTGCATTGATCACTCTCAGAACCGGTGTAAACAGATTGATTAGACCTTGTCCAACCGTTGCCATAAGAGACTGCATCTGCAAAGATAACACTTTGCACTGGTTTGCCCAGGAGTCGGACGTTCGTGCGAAATCGCCCTGTGCCGCTGACAGCTGATCCTGTACGAATGAATAACGCAATGCTACCTTTTCAGCTTCCGACATTTTGTCGGTTGTCTTTCCAAATCCATTCGCCAGTGCGTACGCATCCAGTGATGTCTGCGACATAACAACACCAAGGTCTTTCAGTGATTCCGTTTCACCGGTAAATACCGATTTCAGCTTTGCGTATGCTTCGTCCTGGCTCAGATTGTAAAAAGATGCCACATCACCGGCCAATCCGGTCAGGGTTGTCCCCATATCAAGAGCCTGTTTCTCCGTAAATCCAAACGCTTTCGCCATGGCACCAAATGTACCGGTGTACTGTTTTGCCATGGTTTCTGACAGTCCGAAGCTTGCCGCTGCACTCTTTACAAACTGGTCTACCTGTGCGGATAATGTTGGGAATGTAACATCAACAACGTTCTGAACCTCTGCAAGGTCCGAACCTAATTCCAGGCATTTCTTTCCAAACTCAACCAGTTTTCCGACAGCAAAGGCAGATGCCAATGCCGCACCTGCCTTTTTCGCCAAGCCCATCATGCTGTTCATCTGACGTTTAAACTGATTCTGGTTTACGACCAGATCAAGACCGATCTCGCCTATACTGTCTCTGTCTGCCATTTGTGCCACCTCCATTTTTAGGAGAACATCGGCACAATGGCACTACTTGTCCTGATTTATTTTAATTTCAAATTCTTTTCTACAGTGCCGTGCCTGGCATTTAATGAAAATGCCACAGCAAGAAGCATCCTGAACATACTGAACTTTTTGTCCATGTCCGCAAAATGGACACTTTATTTTTCTTTTTTCAATTTTGATCTACCTCCTGCCATTGTAATAAATGCCTGCTTCATCTGCTCCAGGAATACATCCCTGTCTTTTATGCTTACTTTTGCGGCTGTTCTGTTCCGCCATTCACACCGGATCCTTCTCTGCTCCGGCGTGAAATGTTTCAGCATCTCTTCATCTTCTTCTGTCCGTATCGATACCATACGGGCAAGGACCGTGTTCGGTCCAAGCCCGGCAAGCATCTGTCTGAATTCCTCCCAGGGCATTGTATTGACTTCCCTTGAAAGCCGGATCCCGTATTCCGACTGGAAGGATGCTACGATCAGGTCATAATCTTCGATCAGGTCGTAGCCGGGATCTGGGATTCCCCCGCTTCTTCTTCCTTTCCGGCAATCAGTGTGATCGCAGTCTGGACCACGATTTTCAGATCATCAAATGAAAGTTTCAGTTCTTCGATTGTTTTGCGTGCTTTCTCACTGAACAGCAGATCGTACATATTTGACACCTGTTTTGGTGTTCCTGCACCATCCCCAATGACATCCATAAGTTTCAGCACAGTTGCCGCATCTGCATTGACTTCCAGTTTTTTGTTCTTGATCACAATCACCGGATTTCCATCCATGTTCAGTTTTTCTGTAATGTCTACTGTTTTTGCCATGTTCTTATACCCCCTATTCCGATGCCGGGATAACTTCCGGTTTTCCATTGCTCTGGATCTCGAATTCCAGCGGTGCCACTGCCGTTGAATCACCAGCACCAACATTTGTCACATTGATGACTGCACCAAGGAAATTAACCTCTGTGCCATCCGGGAATGTCCAGGCAATGTCTTTTTCTGCGTCACGTCCATTTACCCATGCCAGAGATGCGACCAGGTCGTTTCCCGGATCTCCTACGTTTCGCTTCGCAGATACCGTGATCTTAACACTCTTAGCTGTCAGCAGTCGTCTTACCCAGCCTTCTGTATCAAATGGAGTCCATTCCTCAACGCCGTTGTCGAATGATACGGAGAAAGATACACAGTCTTTGATCTCTTTCATGTCCTCTTTTTCCGTTGTTCCTTTGTTGATACGAAACTGGTTTTCGTAACATGGATATACTCCTGTTTTCATCTTCGTCACTCCTTTTTTTCAAAAATAACAGCCACTTCTATGACCATTTCATAGATGCCGGCATCGTCTGTGCCAACGTCCTGAATCTCATAAAGTGGCTGTATAAATTTTATTGTTTCATTGTTTATTTCTGTATTTCTCGCCGCCCTCAGCTTCTCAAACAACTCTGTAGCAGCTTTTTCGGTGTCCCTTGGTGAACGGTTCCAGTGGACCAGGATCGTTACCGGCTTTTCACCGTACCCCTCCAGATGTGAACCACCGATAGCCGTGTGGTATGCTCTCTGGTGCTTGCTGTTGTACACACCAATGGATTTTTCCGGTTTATCCGGAAGTTTACCCATATACACGTTCTTAGAAATACCGAGGGATTCTACATAATCTCGCACATCTGACAGCATCATAATCCCGCAATCCTCCTGTAGATCTCTTTATATGCTTTCTGACAGAACTGGTCTTTGCTCCCGCCCGGCAGCCAGTCCTCGTACCATAATCCCCTTGCGTTTGGGTTTTCCTTGGTCTGAAAATGATATTCAGGATGAAAGTAAACCCTTCGTGCATACGGTGCTGTAGAAGCAAGTGTAACCTGTCCGTGGCTACTTTCTGAACAATCCACGAAAGTGCTCTCATTCTGTAAATTTCCGGTATCAAACGGAAACACCTGTGCCTGCACGACTTCTGTGTGCAATGCTTCTGCAGTCTGTTCCAGTGCCTGAGACTGTGCCTGTGTGAGCTGCTTTATCCTTGGAAAGTTCAGGTTAATAATCGAATTTACATTGATCATACCAGTAACACCTCCGTATAATTTACGCTTCCGTCCGGATTTCTGGCTTTTGTCCCCTGTTCGATTCTCCGCTTCACTCCAAACAGTTCCACTGATCCGCCGGAGATAACCGCCAGTCCCGGACAGATATCGCCCGGAAACAATGCTGTCCCGGTAATCTGTACCATCTTCTTCTCTGCTGTCAGCACTGTTTTGGCTTTATCCTGATAATTGCATTTACCGTAATACGTTATTGTCTCTAATGGCTCTCCATATTTGTTCAACCCTTCCTGATCGAACTTGCAGACGATATCTGTCCGACAGAGCCGTTTTGGTATCAAACATGGATATTTCATACCTCACCTCGCTAACTGGCAACACAGCCCCGTCTGGCAAAGCAGAGCATATATATCACGCTTCATGGCAACTCCTTTATCCATGAACACATTCCAACTGCTGCCAAACGAAGCTGATACACCATTGATACTGTAACTGGATAAAACTGTATTGATCTCATCTGCATTTTCACATTCAAAATCTGCCTGCAAACATATGACTTCTCGAATGACCTCTTTCTGGAAATCTGTTAAATTGTCAAATCCCCTGCCTACAATCCGATTGTAGGTCAGGGAATCAATGTGTCTGGATGCCTGATGCAGGGCAGATTTCAGATTTTCTTCCGGTACGGTCCTGCCACCATAAGTGTTGATATAGTAGCTCTCTGTCACATAAGCAGCCATATTACGCTCCTGTGTATTCGGTGGTGTCAGTATCTACATACACGCTGTCGATATTGCCGTCTTTTCCGTTCGGGAATACAAAAACATCTGACAGGGAACGGTTCTGGTACAGGTAGCCATCGCCTTCGGTATGTGCTCCCGGATCAAAGTAATAGATACTTGCAATCTTCGGCACCGTTTTACAGGTCTGACCGCATGCAACCAGGACATTGATCTTTTTCGATCCTGTTGTTCCAGAGGCTTTTTTGACCGGTTCGAATCCGCCGTTTTCCGGTTCCCAGTTAAAGGAATCATAGAATCGTTCATCATCGATGACTTCCATCACAGGCACACCATCGATGTCTGTTACTCTGGTTTCAATACCGATACCACCCTCTGCAATCTGGGTGATCTCGATCTTACGGGTGAATTCCGTAGACTGCTCCAGGGCATCCATGATTGCAGAAGTGACATACATCACCAGCGTTCCATTGGCTTTGTATCGTCTGAGTTTTCCTTTTGCCAGGATATCTTTCAACATTCCGAACACTTTCGCCTTCGTGTATGCGGATGCCGCAGTTTCCGAATGGTATCCTTCCGTTTTCTTTGCCGCCTGTGCAACCTTGGAAAAGAACAGTGCATCTGTCTCCGGTGCAACCTGTGTCTGCTCAAACACACGGGAAATGTTCTGGATAGATGCCGTTGCATTTGTTTCGTCTACATCGGCCTTGTCAACCAGGAATGAAATATCTCTGTCATGTTCTACCGTGTAAGGAACATCTTTCTGTGCAAAAGATCCTTTGTTCCAGCCTCCGTTGCGGTTGTGGTTCTTAAAACCGGATGTAGATGTCTGTGTAAAGTGAAATGTTCTTGCCCCCACCCATTTCACGTTGCTTGTGATAAATGGTGATGTGATCGTCCCCTGGATCAGGATCTCCAGAAGCTCCGGGCTCCACTGCTGTGCGTAATTTAATGCCATAATCTATACCTTCTTTCTTTTAGTTGAATCGGTTCCAGCGTTTTGTTGGAACTGCTGCCTGGTTTGCTGTTGTCTGCTGTGGTTGCTGCTGAGGATTGCCGCCGGTACCGATCTGCATGAAACCGGACTTTGCATCTGCCTGCGGTTTTAATGCCGGAATATCCTCCAGCACCTTATTGATTGCTGCAGTCAGTGCTTCTTCACTGACTTTCCCATCCTGCCCGATCACCTGGCTGAAATCTGCCATTTTCAAAACATACGGGATCGTCTTTGCCTGGATGCCAAGCGATACTGCCGTCATGGTGGCTGCACTCTCAATCTGTGCTTTCTGCACTGCCGCCTGTGCCTGGGTAAGCTGCTTCTGCGTCTTAGTGATCTGATTCTGCATGCCTGCTACATCTGGCTGTTTGTCCGCCTGTTGCTGTTTAAATGCTGTAATTGCCTGTTCCATCTGCTCTTTTGACAGTCCCTGCTGTTTGAAATACCCTTTCAGGACGGATTCCTCCGTCACACTCTGTTTTCCGGCAATCAGATTCGCCAGTTTGTCATAATCAAAAGCCGGTGCCTGCTGTCCTTCTGGTGCTTGTGGTGGATTTGCAGGATTCTGTTCCGGCGGCTGTGGCGGTTCGGCAAAAATTTGAAGTTTCATAGGAATTTTTTTGCTCATCTTTCTTCGCTCCTTTACAGTTTTTACTGTGCTGTCTGCACAAATCTGACAGTTTTACGTGTGTCTCACAAAACAGTTGATAACCCGGTGTCTCCGTGTAGTTTTCTGCCTTCGGGCATAAAAATAAGACACCTGACCCCGTGCCTTAAAGGGAGATACCTGGATCACCGCATTTCTACGGATAACCGTCTGCCGTTGAACTGTACCGTGTCGCCAATTTGTGCCACTTCATCGCCAATCTTCACCCCTTTCAATTCTGTGTGTCCGTCAATGTCCCGATATATGAATTTGATTGTCTTGTAATTGATCCGGCTCGCCAGCCAGTTCGGTGCAAGCCTGTCTGCGTCTTTTGTGACAGTGTAGTGTTCTATCATTCCACAAACATCCAGTCATCTGCCAGCATATCAGCCTGCGAAGCGAGCCACCCTACGCAGATATTATTCTGTGCTGTTTTCATACACACGGAACTTGCACACTGGAAGTCCCCAGAAGAAAAACAAGAAGTTAAGTCCTGTTCATCCGCAAGAAACAGATACATTCCTTTACCGTTCCAGCCTTTTCTTGCAACCTTTTTCCCTTTCTTCAATGCTTCAATAGCAAGTCCAAATGGCATATTATCGCATCTTCTATATGCTTCCTCAAACTGCTTTAATGGTGTCCAACTCTCGTATCCATCTGAATATTTAACCAGATACCCTTTTTCTGTCGGTTCTTCATCTACAGGAATCTGCCATCCTCTATACTTATTATAATCCCCTCTTGTCATAGGCTCTGCTTTTATAATTTTGGTTCCAATGTATCTTTTCATGTTCTTATCCTCGCTTTCTTAAAAATGGGTATAAAAATACCACCGGCCTCTCGACTGGTGGTATTTATTTTTGTTTTGGTCTTACTGGATCCATAGAAAGTTTCATATCACATTCCGGCGAATCACAATAGAAGAAATATTTTCCTTTGCATTTAACATGTCCTTTTTTACATTTTGGACATATTGGATCGTTCCCTGCTCTTGCATCCGACACCATTCTATTACGCCGATCCATTTTTGCTTTCATTTCTTCTAATGTCATAATGTCACCTACTTTCTCCATGGATATTCCGGATACAACTCAGCTACTAATTTGAGTATATCCTTTTTCTCTTGGGAAGTCAATGTATTTGACCTCTTTCGGTGTTTCACTTCTTGAGCAATGCACACAGCTTCCGACCATTGGTCTCCACCAATTCCGTACTTTCTATGCGTTGCTTCATGTATAAGCACTTCTGCTGTTTTCTCTATCGTTTTTGTCTGATCTGCAAAAATTCTTATTACATCATCTTCTGCATCATAAAATCCCAATTCATTATATGGATTATCGATACCATAAACGAGCTGAACTAAAATATTATTCGTTTCCAGGTATTCAGACATCTCTTTTCCAATATCTGACTTCTGCATATCTTTTTTGATATTATGCGGCTTTATGACATCATTCTGTCCTAAATTATACGTGTGATAAATGCCTTCATCATCTTTTAACCTTGCCCATTTATTACTTTTCTGTTGATACTCTGCCTTATTCTTTAGATCCAGTGAACACTCTGCCATCCTTTTATACTTCTTCTCCTGCCGCTCTGCATACTGTTGTCTGGCTTCCTGCTGGTTTTTCAGACCGATCTGTTCCAGTTCTTCTTTCGTCCAGGTATCATCAGCCGTTGAAATGCCGGGAAAATAGGTTGTGTGACTGTCCTTGCATCTTGGATGGTACAGACCATAAGATATTGCCTTTGAAACCAGCGGATAACTGCCGTCTTTCCGGCTGCCACCGCTCCACACATCATCAATCAACACTTTTCCACAGAATGGCAGGCATTTCGGACACGGATTTCCTCGCTTGTTCACGATAACAGTATGTATGCCCCATTCCTGACGCTTTTCGCCTTCTCCCTGCAGGTAGGCTCGTTTGCTTGCTGTACGGATCGCCATATCTGCATAATCCGCCAGCGTATGCCTTGCACCGTTTTTATACTCGATACAGTTCAGACCAGCAGAAAGAAAATCCTTGGTCGCCATATCAACTGCTTTTTCATACGTACCGGTACCAGTGTTTGCATAGACCTGAGCGTTGTAGATCACCCTGCGGTACTGGTCGTCTGCCATACGAAGTACAGCCACCTCTGCCTTTTCCATGTCATTCGTGGTTGCATTGATAAGGGCATCCAGCTTCCGGTCATTCAGTCGGAAGAACTCTGCCGCAGCACCTTTTGTTGCTTTCTTTGCTGGAAAACCTTTTTTGATAGCGTCCAGGATCTGCAGTTCCTGATGCATGTTTCCTTCGGTTCTTGCCACCCGAATCAGAGCCTCGATCTTGTCATTGATATCCTGGAACTGTCCGCCGAACTTCTTCCGGTTGGCTCTCCGGTACTGTTCCAGAGCTTTTAACTGTTCTGCCTGCCACATGCTCCACTGCTTATTCTCCGTCACTTCTTCGACCTTGTGCCGTTTCATGTTTCGGATCATGGATGCGAGCAGTTCATCTTCGATTGCCTCAAAAGCCGCTCCGATATCATACGCATCATTTATCTTTGCCATTTACATGCACCTTGAATCCCTGCTGCTTAAACTGCCTTTTCAGTTCTTTCAACTGTGTGGCACTGCTGCATTTATCATTTCTCAGTTCCGCATAATCGCCTTTTTCCAAAGCATACACGCCAAAAGGTACCTGTTCCTTTGCAATTTTAAGCAGTCCCTGGTACTGCTTCCGGCTCATCTGGTACATCCTGTTTGCTACTTTTACCTTCATCGTTCTCGCCGCCTTCCTGATTTACGCTGAAATCACCAGCTTCCAGATTGACTCCCGGTTCTTCCATTTCCTGAATACCCTGCTCTGCTTTCAGTCTGGTGATTTCTTCCTGCTTGCAGTGTTCATCCAGGCTGTCACCATACAGCTCTTCTACACAGCGTTCAATGCTCATGATTCCGCCCTGTTTCGCCTTGGCAACCGTTTCAACCTGAGATTCGAAAGATGGGTTTGCATATTCCCCAAATGGAATATTGACCTTCACATCTTCCGGCATCTGTCCTTCCAGAATGTTCATTGCATGGATACAGGAAGCAACCACATCCGGAAGTGTTGTCTGTAATGCTTCTACAATGCTGTTCCGTGTATACAGCGTTGTTTTTTCTTTTTCCCTCTGTGCTTCTGCATTGTCCAGCTTCTTCGTATCGATGCCCAAAGTAGACGGACTGATCACACCCTGCAAACACAGATCCAGTGCTGTGATATAGGATGCAAGATAACTTTCATGCGGAATCACCGGCTGATCGGTATTGATCACATTTTTCTGCCCTTCGCTCATATCACCAGTTGCTGCGTAATAGCGATTGTCAAATGGATTCGGCCGGATCAGTACGCCTGTCTCCGGATCATGCGGGACTAAGCATTCCGGAATGTACGTTTTTGCCCTGCCTGCTCGCAGTGCATCCATCCACTGGGACCAGACCTCATCGAGCGAGTCGAAGCTGTCCAGCTTACCATCAAAGATACTGCCGCCCCTTCCCTCATACTTGGCTGATTCGTAGATCATCAGCGGCACTGCCAGCATCACGCTCTCGTCAAATGCAAAGTCTTTCAGGTTTTCTGTGGCTTTCAGTGCAGAAACCTCAAGCATCTGATTACCGGAATACAGCTCGTTGACGATATAACCATATCCATAGCGTTCATTCAGCACATATGTCCGTCCTTTATCTTTATATGGTGTTTTGAATACGATTTCACGAATCCTGTCACGATGCCGGATAATTTCCACCCGGTCACCCGGATACCATTCAAGAATCGGATAAGGACTGACCTGCGTATCAACCGTCACCTTGAACGCTCCATCTCCGACGTATAGAGCCTCTTTCAGTGCACTTTCTATTTTGTGCTGAAAATCGTTGTCCTTTGCGATTTCCTCCCACATCCCCTGCTGCTTCGGACTTTCAAACTCAAAATCGTTCATATCCGGCAGTACAACCGATGTCAGGGTCCGCACAATCAGTCCAGGCAGACCGGTGTGGATTTTCCGCATCTCAAGCCCAGGACTGCTCTTACTCGCCCAGAATTTGTATTTATCCGCATACTCGCGATTCTGCTGGTAGAACTGCTCCAGTTCGTTGCCATCACCTCGATACCAGATGCGGTTGCGGATCGCATGCCCCTCAAAATCCAGCATCTCATTGATCTGGAAATTATAGGGGTTTGCCGGAAGTACATTCAGCCAGCTCCGCAGCGTCCGCTTTATGTTTTCGTTTAACTGTTCCATCCATTTCACCTGTTCTGTTCCTCCTTAAACCCGATCATGTTCCGGTACGGAATCCATCCATACTGCTGTGCGTTGATTGTGTGGTCGTTTCTGTCTTCCGGGATATCCTTTTCTTCGTTCCAGGAATACCGTTCCAGTTCTGAGATATGTTCTGTACAAGTATCTACCACCAGATAACAGTCCTGCTGGATCCAGCCAAGTTGCAGGCGGATACGGTCCAGAATCTCCACTTTCTTGTACGATTCAATGAAATTGTAGATGCATCCTTGAAGACGCTTGTATTTGCGAAGCTCGGTGATCGTAGCTGCATCCGCACAGTCGATAAATGTCTCTTTCGCAAATCCCCATTCTTTGCGGCATTTCTCCAGGAAATCAATGAATTTTACCGCCGTGTCAGACGGTGCCAGCGGTTCTGACAGATCCTTGTTGCTGTATACCTTTTCCGCCAGCGTAATCAGCTTCCTGTCTTCCGTGATTCCCTGAAACAGCATAGCAATCGTATCCGGAGACTTCGAAGAATACGATGTATCCAGACCACAGGTAAACTTTTTGAATTTCAGCTTTCCCGCCCCCATCTGCTGTTTCACCCATTCTGCCGTGACCACATGCTGTTTTCGGCTGAAATTCGGGAATACCAGACCGGTTGCTTTTCCCCGAAGTCCCTGGATCTTATTCTTCCAGATCTTTGTCCCCTTCGGCGTGTTCTGGATGATCCGTTGCTTCTTTTCTTCCGGAAGTCCTGCATTATCGTCAAAAGAAAAGAACCAATGTACCCAGCCGGGTTTTGGTTCTTCTTTCAGCTCTTCTTTAATTTCCTGTGGCGTGTCCTGTTCCCATTCAGGTAATGGTCTGCTGCAGTTGATATACTCCTTGTATACATCCAGATTCGGATCATCCGGGTTCAATGTTGC